ATATCCCAGGAATCCCTATACGGTTTCCCGGCTAGACCAGTATTAAAAGCAATTGGTGCGCCGGGTGTCAATATTGATTTCTGCTGCCCAGCATTTTCTGCCTTATTGCTACTTGAGTTCCAAGCCATATTATTCGATTATTCCATTCCTAGGATAAAACCCATTACCCCGGATGTTACGCCAAGGGTAATGAAACCCGCGGAAACATCAATACAGAACGCACCAACCGAGGTCATAATTATAAACGAACCCATCAGTATATTGGCAGTTAGGGGCCTACCAATCCTAGGCAGCTTGAATTTCATTTATACTCCATCTAAACGCAATGACTTAATACTAGTAGCAAAACACCGCTAGACAGGACAATTATGACCAACTGGAATGAAGTATTAGAATATCTTGAACCTAAAAAACCAGAATACTGCCCAGAAGAGCCATCATTTACGCAGAAAGTTTTTTTACGCTCCTACGCAATGGAGGGCTTATTTGGTGGCGCTGCTGGTGGTGGTAAAAGCTCTGCCTTGCTGATGGCGGCCTTGCAATATGTTGACACGCCTGGATATTCTGCCATTTTGTTCAGACGAACATACGCTGACTTAGCCCTTCCTGGAGCTCTTATGGACAGATTTAAAAGCTGGATAGCTAATTATGACGATGTTCACTGGAACGCTAATAGTTATGTGGCTACTTTCCCGTCTGGCGCAAGAATTTCTTTTGGGTATCTAAACAATACGAACGACTACCTCAGATATAAAGGTTCTGAATTTCAGTTCATCGGAATGGATGAGGTAACTGAAATTCGTGAATCTGACTATAGATACCTATTCTCTCGTCTGCGCCGGCCCTCTGGTGGCGAACTTTCTAAAGTTCCACTTAGAATGCGCTCGGCATCCAACCCCGCCCCCAACTGGGTTCGCCAGCGTTTTATCATAGAGGGCGTAGAGGCTGGAAGAATATTCGTGCCGTCGATGCTGACCGATAACCCCGGAATTGACGCCGAATCATATAGACAAGCCCTTTCTGCCCTTGACCCAATTGAGCGCAGACGCCTAGAAATGGGCGACTGGTGGGCAACCTCGCTGGGCACAATGTTTGACAGGGAAAGTTTTGTAATTATTGACCCTCATGAAGTGCCGCATGTCACATCGTCCGCTAGGGCTGTTAGGTTTTGGGACCTTGCGGCGACAGAGCCAAGCCACTCGAATCCGAACCCAGACTGGACCGTTGGTACATTGATGTTGTTTGACCAGGGAATTGCCTACATATTGGATGTCAGAAAAGCACGGGTAAAAAACGAAAAAGTAGAACAATTTATCCATCAGACAGCAGTGGAGGACGGCCACACCGTTGCCATCAGGATGGAGCAGGAGCCGGGCTCTTCGGGCAAAGCGCTAGTCGACCAATATGCGAGATACGTGTTGCCGGGATACGATTTTATGGGAATCCGTTCTACTGGTGACAAGGTAACAAGAGCGCGTCCTTTTGCTGCTGCGGTAGCAAATGGTAACGTGAGGCTAGTGCGCGGTCCGTGGTTAACTGATTGGCTAGACGAGGCTTCTGGTTTTCCCGAGGCTTGCGACCATGATGACCAAGTAGACTCTGCCGTTGGGGCTTTTACACATCTTGCGGGTTTGGGGTTGCCGCAGCGAAGACCCACCGCTATACTCATCTAGCAACGCTTAACTAACTAGGAGATATATGACAACCGAAGGGGAAAAGGGTCTAGCAACCGACTCTTGGGACAATTTAATTGCCCAAATAAATAAAGCTCTTGTAGAAATCGATGAATCTTTTCGCAGTCTATCGGCTGTGTCTGGAGCAGAAGAGCTTGCCACTTGTATTACACACTTGCATGCGTTGAAAGGCGATTTAGCATCTGTCTATGACTCTTGTTGCAATCTCCTAATTGACGCAATGGGAAATACGCCAGAAATTGTTGTTCCTAGCGGTATAAAAGTTGAAAAGAAAACTGGCGCAGACCGCAAAACATGGCAGCATGTCGACCTGGCTAAAAACATTGCGTCTCGTTTGTCCGACATGGCTGTTGACATGGAGACTGGCGAGGTTATTATGACAACCCAAGAAATGGTGGTTAAACTGCTCGACTACTGCGCCCCATCATATTGGCGCGTTAAAGAGCTTGCAAAAATCGGTATTAATGCAGACCGTTTTTGTGAAACATCAGAAGCAAAAACTAATATAGTTATCCGAAAGGCTAAGTAATAATTATGGAAAAACACAACCAAACATACAGCATGCTGTCGGAGCCATTCCCGCCAGAAATGGAGCGTGAACTACGCAAAGGAGGGACATCGCTTACATATATCCCCGTCAGTGAAGTAATTACGCGTCTTAACAAAGTAATTGGCGTAAATCAGTGGTCTTTTGAAATAATCTCTTGCAGCCGCGACACCCTTGACCCTGACTACATCGTCGCGCATGTACGCATAACTTGGTATCAATCGGAACCGTACGCTCTAATTGTGCGTGATGGAATCGGTGGTCAAAAAATCAAGCGCACAAAGAATGGTGACATTGTAGACCTTGGCGACGAAATGAAGGGTGCCGTTTCTGATGCACTCAAAAAAGCTGCACAGACGCTCGGCGTTGGTCTGTATCTGGCGCGTAGTGAAGATGCGATGCACATAGAGAGCTATAGCGAAACAGCAGCACCTCAACCGGTTGCACAGAACGTCAATCCAGAAATTTCCGAAGTGTGGGATGCTTTTATATCGTTTACAAAAAAATTCAACGATGAACAAAAAGAACGACTTCGCGCCGACTGGGCAGAATACAGTGACGGCGCAGAAGTTCCTAAAAAATCTACCGTTACGCTGGAAGAAGCAGAATTCCTACACGCCCAAGCTGTATCTATTTCTCTGGAGGAAAACTTTGTTGACCAGCAATGAGCAGGGTCCCCTTCCCGAATATCTGTCAGCGTCTTCGATTTCAACTTTTCAACAATGCCCGCTAAAGTTTAAATTTTCGCGCATAGATAAAATATCTGAGCCGCCAACAATGCAAACCCTTATGGGAAACCTCGTTCACGAAGTTCTCGAAAAAATGTATAAAGAGTTTCCGCTTGAAGAGCGCATTCTTTCTCTTGCTAAAGAAATTTGCCGCGAAGTTTGGATTTCTGGAGAATGGGAAGAAAAAGTTAAACCATATCTTGGTGCTGTCAAACTTAATGAATTCCGCTGGATGTCTTGGTGGTGCATTGAGAATCTTTTTCTACTCGAAGACCCAACGAAAATAACACCATCTGGAATAGAGCACGAACTTAATACCGACCTTGATGGTGTTCGTATTAAAGGTTTTATCGATAGATGGAACGAAGAAAATGGTATCGCAAAAATTACTGATTACAAAACTGGAAAAACTCCAAATCCTCGTTTTTCGGGAAGTAAGTTTTTCCAGCTCACCCTGTATGCTGCTGCATTGTCTCGTGATTACAGTTTTGATGGATATGAGCTCGAGCTTCTCTACCTTAAGGATGGAGTTCGACTAACAAACACACCAAAAAAATCAGAGATACAAGCAGCAGTAGACACAGTTGTTCAAGTCCACGAGGAGATAAAAAAATCACATGAAAATAATGAATGGAAAGCAATCCCAACAAAATTATGCGACTGGTGCGTTTTCAAAAAATCAATCTGTACGTATTGGAACTAACATGAATGATGAAACATTTGCAAGAATTGTTGCCGAAGATGTAAAAAATAAAGCAACGATTAGCCAGCAGGAATATCTGGCAATGCCTCACAACCGTGACAGATGGAAGCGCGCATTAATGGCGCTGATTGACAATCTAAATGACCAAATTGATGACATCAATGATGATGAAGCTTCAGACCTGGAAAGATACCAAAAACTTGGGAATTCAGGAATTTCCCTTTCATCTTCCGCGGCAGCAACATACAAAGCCCGCCGTCACAAAATTGAGCGCTTCCGTTTTTATGTTGAAAACAAACTTGACAAAGTGTGCGCTATGTCGGATACAGAAGAGTTTTTGTCGCGCGCAGATTTGTTTGAAAAAGCAATTCGTCAGCACCGTCTGTTGATGGAAGAGTACGACATGGAAGTAACCCCTGCCGATGAGGCTCTCTGGGCCACTCTTGACGGAAAATGGGAGTTTGACAACGTTAAAATGTAGTCATGCGCCACAGGTCGAAGAAGAAGGAAGCAGAGTATCGCCTACGCAGACCTCTTGTTGAAAAACTTCTTCAGGAAAGGCCATATTGCGAGGCATGCCCTGTTTTTGCACAGCATGACAATAAAGCAACATACATAAGGCGACGCTCTCAAGATATACACGAAATTCTTAGGCGCTCTCAGGGCGGGTCAATATTAGAAGAAAAAAATCTTTTGGCTGTTTGTCGCGCATGTCATACCAGGATTGGGAACTACCCGAGTCTTTCTTTTGAGCTTGGATTAGCAAAACACGCTTGGGAAGAATAAATATTTACCCCGCACTCATTTAATGAAATGTTAGGATTTTTTAAGCGCGCTTAACTTTCAAAATTACGAGAGGGAGGTGGTCATATCTAGCGGATTGTCCGCAGCACTGGGTTTGCTACTTATTGCTGAGCCCTCAACGCCCGCCTAGACAATAGGCGGGCGTTTGCTGTTTGTACTAGTATTCTTATATGGGTTTTCTAATGGGTCTAGACTTAAGTCTGACTTCAACTGGTGTGTCAATAAATGAAAAAACATCAGTTGTGTCTACAAAAACAAGAGGTGCCGAAAGGCTTCATGTTGTTTCGTCAACAATTTTAGAACTGTGCATACATGAAAACATAATTTGTGTTGTCGTAGAAGGGTATTCTTTCGCCTCAAGAAATAGTCAGGCCCACAGCATCGGGGAACTTGGTGGTGCTGTAAGAATGAAACTGTGGGAAAACAACATTCCGTATGTGGAGGTTCCACCATCTTGTAGGGCCAAATTTGCCACAGGAAAAGGGAATGCCGGGAAAAATGAAGTTGTTTCATCCGTGTCAGCGAAAACCGGAATTATTTTTTCTGGGTCGGGGGGTGATGACGAATGTGATGCGTGGCTGCTTGAGCAGATGGGTTTAACGCATTTAAAAAAATCAAAATATGAATGGTCGGAGGCAAGCATTTCTTCTCTATCCAAGATAGATTGGTCTCATCTGGACAAAATAATAGAAAGTGACAAATGACTCGAAATGCGCCAATAAGTCAGGTAGACGTTGAAAATGGGCTACTTGACCTAATTGAAGAACTAGAAAAAGAAACAGAAGCATTTGAAAGACTTGCTGAAGATGCCGCAAAAAAAGAAGCC